AGACAGATAAAATCTTTACATTTTGGCCTGTAAGTTTTTCATTTAGATTAAGATAGTATTCAAATATCCAACCTGTAGGAACATCAAAAATGTTACTTACAAATATTTTAGTAGAAATCATATTGACTAAATTAAAAAATTAAGGGGGAACTACTGATTCCCCCCTTAACTAAATTAGTCTAGTGAGAAATCAGAACTTGTTTTAGGAGATACTGAAAAGTCATCATCTTCCCCAAAGTTTTTAACTTCTTTGGTTTCAGCTTTCTTTAAGTGAATAGCTTCATTATAAATAAGAACTTTACCATCCTCAACTTCTGAAAAAGCATATTTACCTCTATCTGCTTTTGGTAAATACATGTCATAATTAGTATAACCTGTTTTGCCAACATATTCTTTACCAGCTACACAGAATTCTAAATAAACATCTTTATATGGTGCTGTCTTATTAAAAGCATTGATAAAATCATCAATAGTTTCATGCAAACCATTTTGTGCAACAAACCATTCATTAATACCAAGAGCTTTACAAAGATTTTGTAAAAAGATCATAATAGATCTGTCTCTTTGAATTTTAATCCCAGACTTAGTTTCACCATCTGCAAATGCATACTGAGATGCTTTTACTCTACCAATTTGACCTGAATAATGTCCAGCTTCAGGATTGTCTTTATTAAGCAAGAAACCTTCAAATCCTTCTATTGGTTCTGTTTCTACATGCAATATTAAATGCTTTGCTTCAGGTATAAATTGGAAATCTTCTAATGTTAATTCATTAATTTTCAGAATGTGATTGCCTGGAGCAATTGTTTTTGCTTGTCCTGAGCCACCTGTGCCCAAATCTGTTGTACTTAAACCCATTTTACTTTTTATTTAATTGTTATATAAAAACTTTATCCCAGTGAAAATCTAATTCACCTTTTTCATTCATTTCTGTAACTACTATTTCTTCATTACGTAAGTGCTCAGGTCTTGCACCACAAGTAACTTCTTCATTAGTCTTAAAAGACAAAATGGTCTTGTTACCTTTCCGGTACATATAACCAATAGCATCAGCATTTGCACAGATTAGAGATTTAATTTTACCTGTCAAATCAATGTTTGCAGACATTACAAGCTCTCCTTTATCATCTACCTGTTTGTCTTTAATATGACCAGATAAAATAATAGTGGGCGCTAATGTATCAATAAAATCTAAAACTTGAAAAAATGCTTGCCTAATATATAAATATCCAGCACCATTAGGTAATGTAGTTACATTATCTCCATCATAGTTCTTACCCATTGGAGTCTGTCTGTACAATTTAATTGCAAGAGGTTGTATCATTTCCTCTAATACAGTTACAGTATCTACAGTAATAAACTTATAAGGTTTACCAGCTTCTTTGATAGCTTTACCAGTGTCTAGTAACTCTTGTAGACTATTAATTTTAACTTTTAATGCATCTACATAGTCACTACCATTTTCAAGATCAAGAATTAAATTACTATCTAAACCAGCATACGCAGTTGTTTTACCGGTCTTTGGCTTAGAATAAATTACAATTCTCTTAGGATTCTGTCTCTCAGCTTTGACTTTCTTAGTTGGAAGTACTATACTCATATTTCACTTTTTGCTTGTTTGACAAGTTCATTCAACCATGTTCTGTTACTAACTGGTTTCATTAACATGATTGCTGCTAAGTCTCTGATAGTAATTTCTGACAAAGGAGAATCCTCATCATTATCTAGTTCTAAACTTGTTTCAAGTTTTGATTTAGAAGGAAATTCTTCTTCAAAGTCTGGAAATACACTCAATGACTTTTGCTGTGTTGGTATTTCAATTTTACCTTCTTCTTTTCTTTTTTCATATAAAGAATAACTAATTTCACTACCATCTGGCATTACAGCAATAAATTCATTAGCAGGTATAACATACATCTTATATGTTTCTCCTTTGCTATTTGTTCCCTCTTTTACATCATACTCTTCAGCATAATAAGGGTTACTTTTAAGCTTAAACAGCTGCCTTTCTTTATTCATAGGAAGGATATCTGTTAAGGTACCATTCTGATCAGTTATATTATCACAGAATTCTACATAGATATCATCTTCTTTTTGCAGCTCCCATTCAAAAAATTGTGATTGTCTACCAAATTTACCCTTTTGGAAGAAAGCTGTTTTAATAATAAAGAAAGGATCATCTACACCAAGTTTTTTAAAAAGAGGCAAGTGGTGTACAAAGAGCTCTTTTTCTTTTTCTTTTCTTAAGTTCATAAATTAATTTTTAAAGTGAAATCTTCTTACTTGCTTGTGCTGGTGTGTCTATTTCAATAATCCTCATTGTAGTTCTATCAAGTTTAAAGAAACTTATCCTAGTAGTACCATTTCTAGATTTTAAGAAATGGAAGACTAACATGTCTTCATCATTAATTATAAATCTTTCAGGACCATACTGTCTAATTTTTCTAATTGAAGGCTTATTAATACCCATAACTACATCAGCATGTTGCAACAAAGCATCAGAACCATATATATCAGAGTCTAATACATAATTACCATACTCTCCATCTCTTGATCTGTCTGGTGCATCTATGTTTCTATTTAATTGACTAAGTACAAGAAAAGCAATAGGATATTTCTTTTTCATCATGGTGAGCGCCTCACCTAAAGAATTAAGCATCTCAAACTTATCCTTTTGCCCTTTACCTACTCTAAATAGAGCTGAGTGATCAATACCAACCAATAAATTAGTATAGGTTCCATCAGGTTTTTTATGTCTTTGCATCTCATAGTGAATTGTTGCACACATTTCATCTACTGTACATGAGTCATAAACAACATTTATGAAATCTCTATCTACTGATTTTTGGTAGTATTCTACACACTTATAGTACACTTTTTCATCAACAAGAATTCCACCCTTGCTCATTAATGTATTGTAATCAGAACCTGTATTCAGACTTAATTTTCTTACTCCACTGGTTTCATCAACCATTTCCATTTGAAACTTTAAAACTCTAAACTGCTGATCAGTGTTATTTTCTATAATATCACTAATTAACTGTTCCATAAATAAAGTTTTACCTGTTCCAGGTCTAGCACCTACTATGGTGATAGTTCTCCATTCTAATCCATCACAAAAAGCATCATTAAATTTGGGCCATGCACTTTTAAGAGATTTAAGTTCTCCTTTTCTTCTAGCTTTTATTTTAACAATAGCTTTCTTAATAGCATCTCTTTCGCTAACTGGTAAAAGTGGCTTGGCACCATTAAATAATTCTGACATTATGTAGGATTTTGTTCTATTAAAGTTTGTTTGTAGTATGTGTACATCTGGTGTGAAAATGTAACTAGTACTTCTATCAGAAAGAATTGCCAAAAGGTCATCTCTTGAATAAAGTATGCCGTTATCATGAAGACAACTAGACTTCCAAATAATGCTACAATAAATAATTTTAGTTTAATCATACAACTCTCTCTTTAAAATAAGTGTCCCCTTCTTCCTCTGGATTTGAAATTATTATTTGACAATAAGTAGCAAGATCTGATTCAAAAGATTTATCTATGTTCTGCTTTCTTAGAAAGTACTGTGAGTTTCTCATAAATTCATAGTTTCTTACACTATACTCATCAACATACTTTTCTGTAGCTTTTAATATAGTTTCCCAATCATAGTCATAGTTTTCAAAAAACCATCTAAAACCTGCTTCTAAATTCTTGGGATTAACTCTAGCATGTTTTCCGGAGGATAGTTTCCTATTAGGAAATATCTCTACATACTCCTGTATTTTTTGCAGAAAATCTGCACCCATTAAATCTCTTGAGGTTTTCTTCTTGGCTCTTTTAAAGAATCCATTTAATTCCTCCATAAAGATAATGCTTTTACTAGTTAATGTCAAGTCTTCATTTAGCCAACCATTGGCTTTTAATCTAGCTACTTCAAGTTCTTTATTAACAAAAGATTTAGGTACTATTTTCTCTTTTATTGAATGTAATACATAACAAGCATTAGGAGTTATATTCTCCTGAATCATTCTATTAAATAGCTCTATCATCACCAAATTATTTCTTGATTATAATTCTTTTGAATTATTTTATTTACTTCAACAAATACATTATTAGAATCCCATACAGAACCATTGTATGCAGCACTGGCAGGGTGTTTTACAAAAAACTTATAAGTATGGTCATCATCAATACTTTCAGACCATTCTTCAGCTTTTTTACCCATGTAAATATATACCAATCCTTTATTGTAATTGTTAAGCCAATCAAATAAATAAGTTGTAAAAGTCCCCCATATATCATAATGACTGCCTATTTTACCTACTTCAGTAGTAAGAGCAGTATTAAGCATCAGTATTCCCTGATTTGACCATCTTTTAAGATCTAAATCTTCACTTATAACATGATTGCTATACACAGTTCTATCAACTTCTTGCAAAATAAATTTAAGACTGGGTTGTAATTTATTTGTATTACTACAACTAAAAGATATACCATCAGCAACCCCAAGTTGAGGATAAGGATCTTGACCTACAATAACTAATTTTAATTCTTGGTACGGACATTCTTCAAATGCTCTAAATACTTGTTTTAGTGGTGGAGTAAATCTTTTATCTTGTTGACTCAGATTCCAAAGTTTAGTGAGTATCTCATCAAAGTCAAAACTAAATATAAAAGATTTAAAAACTCTATCCCAACCACTAGGTTTAAGTTTTTCAAACATTTTTTGTTTAATTTCCTCAACGTCAAAATTTTGTTTCATATATTTGTTTTTAAATAAGTTATTATGGCAATTAAAGTAAAAGAAATGAAAGATGATGCTGTTGTATCAGTATCTGTAAATAAGGCTTTTTATTTAATGATGAAAGCTATCTTGTTACATTTATTTAAATCCATAACTGCAGAAGATAAAGAAGCCTATTTGAAAGATATTATGACTAAGGAGTATAAAGACTTAGATGAGCTTCAAAGATCATTTCATACTGTTACTTTATTTTTAGCTGAGGTAGAAAAACAAGCTAAAGATCAAAATTTCTATGAAGAAAAAGAAATTTTACAACCTGGTGATGAAGGTTATGTAGAACCTACTCAAGGTTAACATTCAGCTCTCTACCTATTTCTATACAAGCTTCAATAGCCAATACTAATTCATCTTTGCTGCAGTCTTTAAAAGACTTACATTCTTCCATACCATCTACTATATAACATAGTCCGGAATGTTTCTTTACAAGAGTTTTCATCTCCTCAAATGTGTATCCAGATTCTTTAGCCAATGCTCTAATACAAGCATGTACTTTTGCAAGTTGTGCAAGACTATGATCAGCATCAGCAATATCTAAGTACATATCTATAATCTGACCATCTTTAATTTTATCAATAAAGATCTCATACTTAAGTTTAGCTTTGTTATCTATATAACCCAGCTTACCATTTTTCTTAACTAACTTTACTGTAACCATTTTCCTGTTAATTGCTTTAACATCTCAATACTTTGTGGGTCTTTTATTCTAGCACCAAGCCAGTCAAAGTTTTTAACTTCCCAAGTATTCTTTTTTACAGTATCACTGTCACTAGACACTAATACTAAATCATCCATTAGCTGCAACTTATAATAATAATAGTCATAACCATTTTGGCTTTCAGAATCAGGCACATCTACCTTTTGAAAACCAAGATTTATTAAATCTTCTTCTGTCATATAAGTGTTTATTTTAAGAATAATTCAGGATGTAAAATATCTGTTAGATAATCTATACCATTATACTTTTCATTGTCTAATTTATACAAACCTCTATCTTTTATTCTTTGATTTCTAAAATGCAAAATACTATAAGCCATTAGATCAAAGTTATCCTCATCTTGACTAAGCATCATTCCAAGCATTCTTTGCTTTTCATCTTCAGTTACATAACCTGTAGCAACAAGAAGATTAAGTTCTGCTAAAAACATAAATGGCTTAAATGTACCTTGCTTAGATCCATTTACATACATATACCACAAATATCCTATGTTACTATCCTGATGTACAGAAGAGCCATGATGCTCTTTACAGATATCTTCAATCAGATTCTTTATCTTTTTATCTTTTACTATAATCATAATCTTATTATTTATCTCTTTGTTTGTCTTCTTTGTAACTAATCCAAAAGCCAACAGCAACAATAATGTTCATCCCAAAGGATGCTATTATTTCATGTATATCTTCATATACGTTTACAGATAGGTGCACATGACCTACCATCCAGAATGGTACAGCTAAGTTTTGACTTACCCAAACAATCAGATATTTAAAGAAATGTACCATAAATCATATACCTCAGCAAACCTAAAAGGCCAATTATAGCTAAGGAATTAATAATGAACCAATAGAAGTTCCATAAACCATTTTTAATCTCCTTCTTCATTGTTTACAGTATTAGATTTTTTATAACCCTTAAATCTTGTATAAGATCTCTTTAGATTAATATCTAAAATTAATCTTTTACTCAGAAGTTTTAGTTTTCTTTCTTTCCTGCAATTCTCTAAATTTTTCTTCATATTCTTTCCATTCTGCATTTTCCATTTCTTTTTTAATCAGATACTCTGATAACTTAAAATCTTCTGGAAGTTCATGGTTGTATTTCTCCATTATCTCCATGTAAAGGGCCTTCATATGTCCCATCTTCAAACCATTTTAAAATTAATAACTCCTGTCCTTCTAAATCTTTTGCACTATAAGTAGGTAATTCTGTTGGAGGATCACCTTCATAATAAGATTCATCCTTGTGTCCAAGTGCAGATATGTGCCTTTTCTCAGTTACAGTAAATTCTAAAAACAATACTGAAGCATATTGTTGGGATATTTTAAATGTATTAACAATATCTGCAATTGTATGTCCAGCTTTTATACAGGCTCTTATCTTATAAATTTTAGCAACAGATAATTTACTATAGATGTTATCTAATGTTTTCTGTGTGTACATTGTCATCTTCTATGTCTAAGTAACCCATCACTGCTCCTAAAGGAAACACTACCGCACCTACAATTCTTGTTGCCTCAGCTTTTAAAGGTGTATCAAAATCATATCTGGTCAGTTTATAAATATTCATAAACCAACCTACAATAATTAACAGCCAGATGGCAAAAGGCATCCATTCTCTTATTGATTTCATAATAAATTATTTTAGTTTAAACTTCCATTAGATCTGCTTCTTCAACTTTCTCTGCCATAGCAGGAGCGTTAGTAAAAATTGCAAATCTATGAGCATCATAATACTCATATGGAAATGATTTTTTAGAAAGACTTACCTCTTTTAATTTGTAACCAAGTTTACCAGCTTGTAAACCCATTTGAGCAACTTCTACTACAGTATATTGCTCACCCTTTTTAATCCATTCAAACTCTGATATCTTAACTGGTCTATTTGAGTCATTAATGCATACTACTTTCATATATTTCTATTTCTGTTTTTACTTCTAATTCAGAAAAATCCTGTTGTAATTCAAAAATAGTATTAAAGGTGCCAGACTTTACTGCACATTTCCCTTTATTATGAGCTATAATTGCACACTGTTCTGCCTGATGCGGTGTATGACTACAAAATCTAACTAAACAAGCCATAATATATTGGAAGTCATGTACATCATCATTGTACAAAACTAAGCTATGTGTTTTGTTATCTTCCATATATACAATATAGTTAATTACACAGAGATATTAAAATTTCTCCAAATTATCTTTGTCTGATCAAAGTCTTCCAAAGT